CTACGATCCATATTGCATTGCGGTCATATACTCCCATATCTTACCTTGTGGTCCATCCTCGTCGGCAAAGTAGAACTTATGAGCACCCTTGATGATCTGCGATTCATCATAGATAGAGCACAGATCCGAATAAAAGCTATTAAAAGCTACGTACTTATCCCACTTCGTCGTACCAGAAGGGAAAGACAGATTTTTGGTAGCGTCCTCCACTTGGTCAGCACTCCAATGGGCACCGTTCTTCTTCTCACCGCCCGGACCTGTATAGCGGATTCTCTCAATATCCATTTCCGCAAAATTTTTATCGTAGTGCGGACCGTACAAGATGGAGTGTTGCTTGCGCATAAACTCCCAATACATTGCTGGGTGTTCCTCTTTCAGCACACACAGCATGTCACTAAGACCGTCCACGCTCTGCCACATTGCCTTGTCAGAGGCAACACCGTTAGCCTTTGCGTTTTTAATTAAATCCTTGTATTCCATATTCAAATATATTAAAGTTACATTTTGTTTTGTTTCATCGGAGGTGTTCTGACATTTTGCCGGAAATTTTAAGTGCTTTTTCCTGTCACTTTGTAACAGCAAAACAGTGTTTATGCTATCATTTTGATTAATCCTATTCTATTAGCAATTTCTTTAATTCTATCAAATCCGCATCGGTTATCTTAATCGCACCCGTCTTGCCAAATAAAATGCTTGTTATCGGATTGTCCGGAAGCGCAAAACGGATACTACCCTTTCCTATGGTCCCACGGATAAAGCCCTTACCAAATGGCATCTCTTCCATCTCCCGAAGCATGGAAAGCATATCGTTAAAAAGTAAATCCGCATCCACATTGCCATTCTCATCACACAAAAACAAAGCGGCATTATCTATCATGTCACCTATCCCGTCCTTTTGCTTTGCAAGGAAATTCTTCGCCCCTCTCTTGAGATACACAGATGCGACCTTTAATTGAGGATTATTCGAAACAAGCCCGTCTATCCTCTCGTCAATCCATAGCTGCAATGAGTCAGCTAGCTTGTCCTTCAGTTCTGTTATATTCTTCTTAGCCTCCATTACTTCTTAGATTTTTGTTGCGGTTTCCCGTTTTTCCAGTCAATAAACTCCTGCCATGTCATATCGCTATGTTCCGTAACGTATTCGCGGAATAAAGCATCCCTTCTCGCTGTTTCCTCCTTGGCTATCTTAGATGTCCTCCTGACAAATGACAGCTGCTGTTCCAATACGGCCTTTCCTTCCGCAGAGCCCTCTATTCTGCCCTTGACAAGAAGAAGGACCTCTGAATTAACCATCTCCTGAATGGCCATGCTGTTATCATAATATTCCTTGTTGTTATTAAGAACAGCTCTCTCCTGATCATTAAGCGATGAAACAATACGGTCTATCTCATCCCATATCGGGGTAGGTGTAGATACTCTCTGTTGCTGAGTGATACCCGGAATCTGTTTCAACGCCTGTAGCTTCTGTGTATAAGCCTCATTCTCTTGTGCCAGACTTTCCAGACTTCTGCCTGTTGATAATAACGGATCGCTTTCAAACATTCCCATAATAATACTTTTGTTAGTGGTTAATAAAGAAAGTGGCATCGCCCCCGAAGGGGCTTACCACTAACGTTTCTTACGCTTCCTTATGCGCTTGGAGCCGTGCTTGCCTGAGTGCGGCAATTGCATCCGTAAGGGTTCGCCCCCTCCAGTACATTCACTGTCGGGGTTGACGGTAAACCCACTACACCATAGATTGCACGACAGGTCTTGCGGTCCGTATAGCACATACTATCCTTCAGGACACTTTCCATACCCATCTGTATGATCTTGTTCTGATACAGGTTAGCCACTTCCATTCCGTAGACTTTCTTGTCAAGCTCACAGAACTTGGCGGAATAACGTTCATTCAGTGTGTCGTACAGGTCACGCTGTCCTTTGTACAAGCCGAATGCGGCTGTATTCAGCTTGTCGTTCATGTTGTCGTAGAGATCACGGGAAACCTTATAGTTGCCGAAATCACCTTCTACCTGTGACTTGTAAAGCTGCCACTTCTCGTTGATGTCAATCTCACGATGATTATACATCTGCTCCTGAGTGTTGACTTTAAGCCCCCAAATGGTGTTGGTTAACGCCAAAGCCTCATCACAACCTTTCTCCCATGCCTGGAAAGCGGTAGGAGCAACACCGGTACGACCGGAAATAGCATCACTGACTGTGTTGATATTCACATTCTCAGGCATACCACCGCCAATGCCACCACGGCGGCCCCATAGTGCGGCTGCTCCCAAAACGGCACCACCGATGCCGAAACCTAACGCTGTCCCGGCAAGCCCCTTGGATGCGTACTTATCATGATTCTCATCATGTACGTACTCCTTCTCTTTAATTACTTGCTTTACTTCTGCTTCCATAAACTTATAATTTTGGAATTACGGTCAATATTGACCGCTCACAAATGTCCGTACAAGTCACTTGCAGATAAAGTAATTACTTGCTATATACTTGCTAATTACTTTCCAATTGCTTGCAACTGTCCATTTCCTTAATTTTTGCCGATTCGAGCGAATAAACGATACACCTTGTCGGGTACGGTTGATAAATCTGCCAATTTCATGATCAGTCAGCATTTTGGACAACGCTAACACAAGAAGATATCTTGCATCGGCGCATTCCTCGCGATTGCTGGCTAATATGTCAGCCTCAACAAGACCGGTAACATCACACACAACACCTATTATATCCTTATACAGTTCCTCTAATTTCATTTTTATTCGGTTTTTGAAAACAAAACACCCGAAGTGTTTGTTATTGCCAATGAAGGCCGCAACAACACCACGGGTGTTTATCTCCTTATCCGACTGTCAATCCTTTCAGGAGGCGGCTTTCTTTTTTTTCTAAGCCGCAAAAGAATCACTTTTATTATATGAGTTTTTCTATTATATACCACACTTCTACCTGTGGCGGATAATACTTGATTTTTCTAGCTCATCTTGCACCTCCCTTCTTCTTTATCAACCAAATGACTACGATTAGTAATACTAATATAATACCTATAGATAACTCTCCTAGTTCTAATTTTGTCTTCTGCCACCATGTTAATTCCTTCTCCACAGGGTAGGGAACCTCTACCTTTTTCTCCTTCTCTACATAGACTGTATCGCGAATTGTCCTGTCACGGTAGACTGTATGCCATTTGTCAACAATTACAGAATCGCCTTTCTCTCTTATATAGACAGAATCCTGAATGTGGATGGAGTCACGTTCGTGTATAGTAAGATAAAGACTGTCAGTCCTTATTGTTTCCACTGGAACATACCTTATACTCCGGCATGATCCAAACAGCAATAGCAATGCTATCGCTACCGCAATCCATATATAGATCCTTTGTTTCATCCCTCAAATTTTATATCGTTGATACGGTTCATCCACCCCCGTTTGAACTTGTTGTTTGCTGGGCGTTTCCGGCATATATCCTCGATGAAATCAAACCGTGCAATCTTGATCTGGTCAAACAGTTCCCGCGGATTACGGGAATTAACTGCGGCAAGTGTCTTAGGTCCGACAATGCCATCAGGAATCACACCAACCAAATCCTGTGGTACTTTAATACCATGTATCCCAGAAGCCCATACAAAATCAACCAATATATTAGCAACTGATTGCGATTTAATCTCGTCAGCTTTCCACCTGTCCCAATACATGGTTTTCAAAATCTCTGTCCATTCCTCTTTCGTGATGTTTTTCAATCTTTCAACCGTAGGCTTGGGATAGCCTTTCTTCCGGCAATACGTTTCATAAGTTCCGATGGTCACACCCATATTGGTAGCCCCTCCCAAATCGTCAGGGTCATTTATAAAACCGCCTTCCCACTTCAGGATAAACGGTGCAAGTTTTTTTACATCAGCCATTTCTCTTTCCCTCCTTTTCTTTTAATTGCTCTATTAAATTATTAAACCGGCTGTTAATATAGATGCTGATGCCAAAAACACTACCGGCATACAACAGACATTGAGCAAACAACCACAATACACTGTCGTGTATCTGACCCATAGGTTCCGAGCACACAAAGCCGGCCACAGCCAAGGACGCTCCCAGTACAAGCATCCCCACGGCAGTTGAATACTGAATGTTTTCTTTTGTCTCCTTTCTCATTATACAAAAATTATAGTTCAATCCTTTTTAAAGCTTTTAATTACACGTTTTGGATTACCCGATTTTCAAACTAACCTTTATTTTGTATGACAAAAAAAGAGCCTGCCACGGAAATTAATCCGTAACAGACTCTTGATTTTAATAAAAAAAATAACCGACAATTAATGCCGGTTACCGTGATAGTATCTTATAGCCTCATTGACATATAATGATACCGATTGCTCCTTATCCAAGATAGCTGCCACGTCCTCTTCTATCATAACAAGTATTCTTTTTACGCCATTAACCTTCGGTCTTCGGGGCACACCATTACTGTCCAATATCCTATATATCGTTTGCTCAGACTTTATTTCCGTATCCTTCATTATTTCCTTGATAGCCATCCCTGCTTTGTACAAGGACAATACCCTAGACTCTTGATCTAGGGTAATAGATCGTCTTCTTGCCATAATTAATATATTAACGCATCCTCTATTCTTGCTGATAATGGTTTTCCCAACTGATCCTTTACATTAGACCGTTCCAGTTCTATACTCAACCCATCCATATCAATCCCCGTCTCTTTAGCCAGTTCCATTACCTGATCTTCATCACGGGCAATCGCATGATATAATATCGTTGCCTCATTATTTTTCTCATAAATATTATAACTGTTCATAAGCTTATGCCCGTCATGCCGATAGCACAGCATTTTATTAATATATAACGGCTTTAATCTTCATATCAGTTATACAAACACTCTCTTGTCTCTGCACGGAATAGTAAGTAACGTGATTGTTTGATACCTCAAACATTGGATAAATTGAATCGGGATCGTCTTTAATTCCTTCAACCGTGAATTTAACGATACCTTGTTTTGCCGCCTGTTTGAATGCTCTGCGAAAATCTGCATTTAAAGAATCGAAAGTTTTCATAATCGTATGTTTTTGTTTGTTATTATCTGTTGTTTTATTATCACAATGCAAATATATAATATTGTGATATAATAGCAAAACAAATCACAATATATTTTCTTGTATTGTGTAATATTTAACATTTAAACACAAAAGGCTGCCGACAAGAATGACAAAATAAATTCAAAATAAATCAAAAGCCATATCTGAGCGGTAGAAAATAGATTAAAAGTTTGAAATCACTCAATGTGTAGACTTATGTTATGAATGGTAGACCATTATATAACTATAATGTAAGGGCTGATCTTGGTGTGGTCAGCCCTTATGCTTAAAACCATTCCGCATCTGGATGCACTTCTGCGGACAGATGGTTTATTATTCTGATGATTAGGTCTCGGATCATAACTATACGTTTTGAGTGTTACTGCTAACTTTCCGAGTTACTCTACAATTTCGTAATAAAAAGAAGATAACCAATTGTACATAGGATATTTATTGCCAATAATACTTGGTTTGAAAGAGGTTGTTAAATTACCTGTACTACCAGAATCTTTAGAATCATCCCAATAATTATATAATGCTTGATAAACATCATTATCTCTTATATTGCCTGTCCCATTGTTTTTCATACCTGCGTATGCTACAGATACCTTATTACCTGTTAATGTTCTGTTACAAGTCAATACGATACGATTTTCATCTATATCTACAGATGTTATAACATCAGCATACACATCATCAATATATACCGAAAATCCTTGATTATTTGATTGTTCAACAAGTTCTGCATCAAATTGTAGCTTACCTGAATTATTTTCAATGGATATAATAATTTTATTATCCTCAATTTTGCATTGATAAGGAAGCATAGGTTTCCAATAAGAATTTTGACATAGGATAGAAAATAATGCTTTTGCTAAAAATTCTCCATACCATCTATATCCATTTGTTGTTAAATGACCACTATTATAATTAGGGACAAAGTAAGGAGATGGCATCAAAAAAACATCTTCATTTTCTTCTGCAAATTCTATTTGTGCCATATTAATTGTCATTTGGTCATTTTTAATGAATGCTCCACTAACTTGATAGATGCAAAATATCGGTTTATAGCTTTGACCTGTATATGACATTATATCTGATTGCATATCATTTTTTAAGTCAAGCATCCTCTTCTTGTATAGTTCCTTATCACCACCACAAGCATAAGCAGAATCTACACTTCCTGGTTGAGCATCAGGAGCTTGGCTGTCTGTTACATAATCCCTTTCTCCTTGTAGATATATGATTGCAGGACATTCTATGTTTTGCTTACCAACAGCATTTACAGCATTATTTAATGACATTAAAAATCTACTCTCATAAGCTCCTGTATCTTTAATCTCATAGCTATAATCTTTAGAATATTCTTCTATTCTTTCGGCTTTTGACAATTGTGCTATACTTCTACCTCCTAACCCCATTGAAGCTGCTATAAAGTTCATTTTTGGGTTAATATAATTATGGTAAAGAGTAGCAAAAGAATTAATACAACTAACAATAGGATGTTGCCCATTACTAGTTAATTGTAATGGTTGTAATTCTGTTCCAAGTCCTGTTATGTCTCCAAGCATATAACAGTTATTTACCGCAGTATCTTTAACATACAAACTATCAGAACCATTAGAAAGACTTTGTCCATATACAACAATATACTGGTATGGCCTGCTAAAAATTTTATCCAAATTAGAGTGACCTAAAAAATTATTTAGGCTGCAATCTATTCTCTTTTTATTAGTATTATATATAGCCTCTATTGTCTTTGTCTTTTCTAATGATATATATGCTGAGTATCCATCTACGGTATTCCTTGAAGTAACTGATACATATCTAGCTGTAGGAAATTTATTAAAAATATCAAGGTCATAGTCTTTAAGAGAAGCACCAATATCTTCTCCTTGAACCCATCCTATTGCATTTAGTTCATCATATACTGTTATAGCAGATACGGTATTCGGAACTGCTAATTTTGCAAATAAATGTACTCCTTGAATAACACAAATTTTATCCGATGTAGTATAACCTTCATTTGATATAAAATATTGGCTGTTTAAATAAATCAAACCATTTTTCACAAAATCTATGCTATTACGAGCAGATAAGTGTTTATCTATGTTAATATCAGCAATATTATTTCTTATATCTGTATATAAATCATATCCATTAACAGTAATTTTATTTGGCAAATAACTAATTTCATTATTTGATATATTAATGCATAAATATTTTGCATTTTCAGAAGTGACAGTATAACTTTTTTTAGAATTTGAGTTTACGACAACTCTTGATTCTCCTTCGGCAAATTGTATAACACTATCTTCTACTACCTTTGAGTAATCTGAGAGCACTGCAAATACAGATGGAATGCTTCCAGCAAATATGAATATAACATCACTCTTAGAAATAGGTATAACTATATGCTTTGCAGAAGATACATTAAAAAAAGTTCCATCATCCTTCATCATACCATCAAATTGGGCGCATTCTGATAACTTTTTTCCAAAGTTATTACTTATATCTGTTAATAACTTTGAGTTATTAATTGACAAATTTATGTTGCTCCTAAAATCTATAGAATAATCATATTCATTGACAATCAAAGAGGATGGCATATAATCATTACCTTCATTCGATACATTAATGCATAAATATTTTGCATTTTCAGAAGTGACAGTATAACTTTTTTTAGAATTTGAGTTTACGACAACTCTTGATTCTCCTTCGGCAAATTGTATATTATCACCATTTTTATTATTGATGGTATAATCTGATAAGATAGCGAATGTACAAGGAAAATCTTTATTGGCTTTAATAACCAACATATCGTATTGATGAATAGGAATACATATATGTTTTGTTGTCTCTGACACAATCCATCTTCCAGATCCTGACATGTATCCATTTCCATAAATGGCATCTCCAATTTCAAATATTGAATTATAGGTTAATGCTTTATATGTTTCAATATTTTCCTCTAACTCGGAAAGTTCCGCCGTAAGACTCTTACGCGTTTTGGGATTAACCACCGCATCAGTTATGGTAGCTGGATAAATGGTTTGCCCACCCTTGGTCAGTTTATGCATTTTTGCCATAATATTCCTGTTTTTAGCCTAAGTTCCGCCGGAACTTGAGCCGTTGTTATTTTATGTAATTATTTATTAATCTTAAAATCACTCAGCACATCATCATACTCCTGATCTGACAGAGATACGCTCTGCACCGCATTGTATGCGGCATAATCCGGATAGGGCATGATCTCTGCTGTGCTCTCATCCGTCTTGCCGGTAGTCAGCACAATCCCTGTATCTTCAATAGATACAAGGTTGCAGATGCCCTCTCTAAAGTCGGAATCAGAGATGAAGTATTCTCGTTTGACCTTTAACATGCCGGGAGAGAAACCGGGGTTGTCAAAAGCGACAAGCAGACTGCCATCTTCCATACGGCTGCAACCCACATATTCTTGTCCGTCAAAGGAGGCTATGAACTTCCCCTTAAACGGATTGAAGTAAGTAAACCGGAAGGGAGTTGATATGTCTCCATTCAGGTTCTTCTCTATAATTTTAAAATCAGACTGGTAATTAATTTTCATAACTATAATATTGATGTTACATCATCTATCTCCTCGGCTGTCAAGATACCGGAAAGATCAACACTTCCACCGCCTCCTGTCGTGTCTGTATCACTCCAAACGCCTCTCGTCTTACATTGATACAGAGGACCCGGTATGGTATCCCCCACGACTGCCCAGTCTCCCACAACAGGAGATGGGACAGCAGCATGCAATGCTTCTTCCGTAGAAAACAATCCCTTGTTGCGGACACTGTTCTGCTTGACCTTATCAATCTCGATAGAAGTCTTACTAAAATTGTAGTTAAGCCGATCTGCCGCCTCACTCCAAGTACCTGTTTTATTAATACTATTAAGTTCCATATCACTTTCTTACCTTTAACACTCCATTTGTCACTATTCCTTCAAGTGTTTCATATTCCACATATACCTGCCCGGAGCTGACGTTATCTTTAGACGGCCAATTACTGCATTCAATATTTGCCACATATTTAGACACAGCCCCTCCGTCATATACCGGTTTCATCCCAACCAACAGAGTTTCGCCTTTAGAGCCATAGAAAGAAACGTTATTGGGAGTAAGAATAATATCCGTATTTTCCACATGATTCTGTATTCTGATACGTTCCGGATATACAGTCGTTTCTTGTATCAATTGGTCCCCTACATATTTCCGTAGAATCAAATCACCATACTCCCATCCGTCTGATGATGTGTCGAACCTTAATATCAAGGTGGCATGTCCTTCAGTCGTGTACATTTCAAGAGTATTTTTATCCGGATCAATGACAATGCGTTTCCCGTCAACAGATGTTTCTACTTTTCCGCGGAAAAATCCGCCCAAGGCTTCAACCACACCTCTGAACTTACCACCCAAGGCATAAATATAGCCACGAAGGAACGTATCGCCACCATGAGTGGCAACAAAGTTCGCCATATTCGCCCATTCCGTATCTGTGGGCTGGTAATCGGGGTCATTACGAAACCTCATCACGGTTCTAATAGCCTGTTCAAGTTTTCCTCCTGCCCAAAATGCTACATCATCATCATCATTGTATATGCCGCTCACTCCGGCTGTGACCTTTTGCATCTTACCATCCTTGTAGTTGCCTAGTTGGATCATATTAGCTAGTATCAAACCGCCAAGGATATCCACAGATCCATCCTTGATTGCGCTCGCGATATAATTAATTGCTTGAAATCCAGCCATAGACTTGTCATTATCAAGAATTGAAGGCTTCCAATCGGTAGCGATAGTTCCACGCTCTAGCTGAAGGTCACAAATGGTTGCGGTACCACTGATGAGAAAAATACCACTGCCATTGAAGGTAATCTTATGGGTATACCTCTGATAAGAGGATGTGAGAGGCTGAGAAACACTGAAAGAACCGCACGAAACAGACACAGACGTACCCTTTGCTTTATAACTGATAACATAACTTTCTCCTTTAATCAATGATACGGACTGGGACAAGCTGCCTATTGCAGCAGAATATCCAGAAATAGCCTCACTGTCCACAGATACGGTAGCCACTCCCGTCCAATATTCCAATTGCTTGCTAAAAAGCTCGGTATCCGCCGATAACTCGGTAGCGGCAGATAGATCCTCTGTTTCATAATCTCCCGTAAACCCAGTATTACGTAACAGATTGACCGAACCAATATTTACAGCCTTATAAACCTCATCCGGCAAATCCGTCAGATTTGCCGAACCTGTAGAACCCGGCTGCAAGTTCATCCTTCCCGTCAACAGATTGTCTCCCGGTTTTATTCGGGTATATTCTTCCGGCAAAATAAAATTATTGATCCCCACATATTGTCTTATGTATGGAGATCCTGTTCCGGCACCTGCTAAAATCTGAGCATTTTGCCTATTAGGATCATCTGTACCTTGATATCCCAATTGTACAATATCATCCCCTACCAATGGAGCATCACTCTCCAATGCACATACACTTTTTGACAGGTCTATATAATCAGTTCCTACAGATACAACCAAACGCCATAAATAATGATTCCCTAGTTTCCCATCTGCCTGCTTTTCCAAATTAAACGTCTCAACCAGTGCTTGATCTTTTTCTTTAAATTGATTATATATTATCCTTCCATCAGCATCCTTAGTACGCATGTAACATCGCCAAAAATCGTTGTATTCCTCAACTTTTATACAAGACATTCCGGCCGCAGTCTGCATCAACTTTCCACCGATATGGGTTGTCTTCTGTACTTCTATTTCTTCAGCTGTCAACTTCCTCCGAAAATGAGCATAGTCAAGTTCCAAATGCCATGCGCCTTGTTCATCCTGCCATAATCCTGCTCCGGTTGAACCTTGTGTAAAATTTCCTCCATACCACCCCTTTAAAAATGTGATAAATTCTTTGGCCGTATCTGGTTTATCCTTCCGTAAAAAATGGTCGATAACAAACAGACCTGTCAACATATCATCATCCCTAATATCATCATACTCTGTTTTGGTTCCGACAATACGCTTTAAATCGTGCCCACTAATTTTTATCCCCTTCAAAAAATTAATCACCCCTTGCGCTTCATCGTCATTTAAAGCGGAAATAAACCAATTAAATACAGGTGTGTCCTCATCCAGCGTATATGCGGAATTGGCATGATCGGCATTGGTGACATCACCGCCGCCACCGCCACCCTGTATAATAGTCACAGAGCGGGGAACATACTTCCCATCACGCTCCCTCGGTACTACCCTACTTATGATTCTTATATCTGACTTTATCGCCATTCTCTATCATTGATAATGTTACTGTATTCTGCTCGTAATCCCATACACCGCTTAACAGCATGAATTTCTTATTAACCATAGAATTGTCATACAAAACCGTGAAAGGATGAATGAGATCACTGTTTTTTAATACCTGAGTTAATTTGATTTTGGTTACCCGGTATCGGTTAATGATACGCCTGATCAACGCTTCTTCGGGGCGCACAAGCGTACCTTCTATTGCCGAATACAAGTTGTTTGTTAAAAAATTGCCATTTAAAAGAGCTTTGCTGTACGTTGCCCCGTCTTCATTATAACTACTTATGCCAAATTCTATCTCGTCAAGTTCGGACATAAATTTTTCATTGACTACATTCTCGTATACACGATCCCCGTTCTCACCTTCATCCGTAACTCCGTCTTTTTTCTTATAGGCAACTCTTAGATTTTCTATATCAACTACTTTTATATATTTATCATTCTGATATGGGTAATCCGTACCATACAGGATTAATTCAAATTTCCCCGTCAGTGGCACAGAATCTGGGAACTCAATCACATATCCCGTAAGCCCCTCATACGGCATATCTGCCTTTTTCGTTGCACGCAGTTTGGTTCGTTCCACTTCCTCACCCACCTCTCCTATACCTATCGTAAATGTGGTTTCGCTATTTTGCCATTTATTTCCATTCCAGTAATGATCGCCAATACGTAATTTAAACCGTAACACATGATCTTCCGTGATTGTCACCTTATTAGGCTCTGCGTAATTCGTTGTAAATAAAATATCGGCTGAAATTCCTATCGCTGCATCCTTATAGACAGCTGTCACTCCTCCCACTCTTAATATAGGATTTCCTACAGCCGTACTAATTATCCTATACCTCAATAAAGACCTCCATGTGTAATTCTCCGAAATTATTGTATACAACGGAGTTAATCCATCCCATCCCTTAAAATCTATATCAGCCTCCCCGACTCTGTATGCGGTCATACCGCCAGTCATATTATAATTTAAATTAGCACCCATTACAGGGATGGCATCTTGTGAAATCTCTCCATTATCACCATATGCTATTGATTCCCATCGTTCTAATGTCAACCCTTGCACATTCTCCACCTTATAGTATTTGTTATCATTCCTCTTATCCGTCAAGTTTGTGAAGCTCCCATACATATCACTCACATCAAATCCCTCATCATCCACCAATTCATCAAAAACATTATTTATTGCCTTAACGGTAACCTTATTATATCCGGGGAGCACATCTATTGTATGATCACTACCACCGAAGCCGATATCCTGAAGCAATACAGTGTTTGGAGTAACCATCTCATAAGTGACAAGATCCTCGCCATATGAGAAGTATTCCCCTTTCCAATCTACATCAACAAAATACAGGCTACCTTCATAATCGTATAAGGTCCAATTAAAAAAACGACAAAAATACTCCAGTACCTCGTCCAACATCATCCCTTCTGAGGTGAAGTTTTCTTCTGCGAGAGTTATCTCATCGAATATGTTTTTCTTTGTCGAATAATTCACTTCTGACGATCCATAGACATAAGGTATATATATCTTTTCATATCCCCCATTAGCTGATCTTATAATGTACCTTAAGAGGTTTATCGCCGTTATAAATCCATTCTCTGTCTGTTTCTCATATTGTATATTCTCAAGCGTGCCTATTGCGCTTATGCAGTTTATACTCAATTTATCCGCAATTGGCACATAAGCTTGAGTAAACACTTCCGGTTCCACATATCCCGTCCATAACAGTTTATTCCCTCTATACAATTTTACAGCAACATGGTGACTGTTTACGCTAAACAAGTCATTCAACAAACTATCAGTCACAATGGATACTGATGCTGTAGATGTCCGTACAGGCTCGTACACAAACTCTTCATCTGTCCCTGTTACGACAAATGCGGACGGTGCACCTGTCAGTGTTTCTATTTCACCTATATAATCCTCCATGTAGAATTTAATCTCCAAGGATTCACCGGCATAATTGAAAAATGGCAATCTATATCTCTGCATAGTTAAAATATTTTTTTCCCAGTCCTCTTACCATAATTTTTAAGCTGTAGATATGCAGTATCTCCATCAAGCTGCATCTTTCCTCCAACTTCCACCCTCACATTAGCCATTCCAGTTCCTCCTATCATATCCTTTAATTTACTTAAAGGCGCAATAACTTCCGGATTACTGCTTGCACCTGGGTATTCACCCACTTCTGCCAATGTCCTTCCAGAAACCACGCCTCCATTCGCAAACTTCGGAATCACTGAAAACGCAGCAATAGCAGCAGCAATAGCAGCTCCTATTGCTATAATATTTGCAGGGAACGGAAGTTTTGCAGCACTCTTACCGGCATCACTCGCGCCTTCCGCCGTATTAGCAGCGACTTTTTTCCCCGCATTAACAACCTCCACACCTGTCGTTGCTGTATCTACAGCCGCCTCCGTAGTCGCATTGGTCACCTTGGCGGCTGTCGTTGCTGTATCTATCGCAGCCTCCGCTTCTTTTGCCTTCCCGAGCTTTTCTGTCAATTCCCTTAGGGTGTCTATAGTCTGTATTATACTCATAAAACTATCTACAGAATTGACCATCACATTCCATACTGCCATTATTCTCTCCCATGCAGACGCATCTTCATCATCCATTACATCTCTCAATTGAGTAAATGCACTAACCATTCTGTCTGCACTGGATGCTATATTTTTCACCCCTGAAAACATCCCTTGTTTCAACTCCTTACCCAAGTCCTTTATATCTTGCCGAACTTGGGCTATTTTCAGTGCTTTCTCTAAATCCGGCACATTAGCCATAGCTTTCGCGAGTTCCTCATCTAAAATTTTTCCGGCGTTTCTAGCTTCCTCCTGTAAATCTTTTGCATAGTCTTTCGCCAAATCAAGATTTTCTTGCGCGATATCTATGGTTGTTTTTTTATAATCAAAGGTTGTATCTCTTTCCTTCTTCTTTGTCGGGGTCCCCATTAATTGGGCATTCATCCTCATAGCTGTAATGAATGCCTGACCTTCAACACCAATTCCCGAAATGGAGCTGGCTGCTTTATCCATTTCTACCGCAAGTGCCTGTACATTCTTTCTGTATTGTTTTTCTGTTATTAAGCCATTGGCTTTCTGCGCACTCAATTCCGCAAGCCTCTTGGAATACTCTTTTTGAACATTTTCAAGCTCAACAGCACCCGCCAAAGCATCCTTTTGCCTTACTGCCGCATCTGCTGTTTCTTTTAATTTCTTGTAAAAATCACTCTCTAAAACTTTCCGATCGTTAGAGCCGCTAGCCTCAGCATACAACTTGATATTCAACTCTGCTAATGCCTTATTATATTCTGCCTGAGATATAGAGCCTATCTTATATTTTGCCTCCAATTCAGACAGTTCTTTGGCTGACTTTTCTTCCAGTTTCTGCAATGTTGTTTTCTGGGCTTGCCCCTCTTCAATACCACCTTGGTCTATCTTATCAGGATTAAATCCGATAGCATTGGCTTTAGCGGTTGACTGCTCCAGTTTTGTATTTATATCTGCTAAAATTTTATTTTGTTCTATTATCTCTTTATCATCAAATTCAACCACCTCTTTTGCATTGCCCCACGCAACTCTAGCAGCCTCAAACCATATTCCAATACCTTTCCCTGCTTTTTCCCTATTAAATTCCGTATTCTGCTGATCTTGTTCTCTTTTTCTCTTTAATTCCGATATTTTATCCTCAACCGCCAATTTTTTCTGTGTCAAATAATCCACTTCCGCAGCAGCTTTCAAAAGTTCAACCCGTTCCGCAAACTTCTCATTCAAATCTCCTTGAATAACAAGATTTTTTTCATCTATAGAGTAGTTTGTATTAAGCTGCTGATTTATTTTAGACAAAGCCGCTTTACGCTCATCTATGCTACGATTCAAATCAGTCGCTATCTTATACTGTGTCTGTAGATTAACAATATCTGATGTATTGGTGCTCTTTCCTAATTCAGCCTTATAATCAGAGAACAAGTTTTTTATTCTCTTGGCTTCCTGATACATTACTACCAATTTCGCCACAATCGCACCGATAGCAGCTATTACCGCAGTCGGAGCAATGGACACTAGAGCAGTTTTTATAGATTTTGCAGCATTGGCAAACATCATCCTCATTGTAGAAGTCGCTTTTTGCGATCTCCATGCAACTTCATCGAACGATTGCCCGGCTGCTTTTGCCGCGCGCCTAGCTGCTGCTTTTGCCGCTAATTCAGTTTTTTGAAAAGAAATGATCAGTTTATTAACCAAGCGACTAGTTACCAATACAGATATAGCAGTAACAACGTAAGTTATAAGACTTTGTATATTATCTGCCGCTGTTTGAATATATCCCGTAAGCCAGTCAATTATTGATTTATATTTACTTTGTACATCGGACTTATTGACCAGCCCGGTAAATGCATTTTTCAAACGATTCAGAGAAGTTTCCAAATTATCAGTATCCACATTAGGAAGCATCTCATTCAATGCATCCGCAAATCTTGGAAGCACATCCGCGCTCAATAATTTACCTTCCTTCAACAACTTATCAAGACCTGCAACACTCGTTCCTGCCGCTTTGGCCATAGCTTGCAAGGCTATCGGCAACCGTTCTCCCATCTGCAAACGCAATTCTTCAGAGCTTATCTTTCCTTTGCTCATCATCTGAGACAGAGCCAAAAATACACCATTGCTGTCCTCTGCACTCATGCCAAATGCAGTTGTCGCCCTTGACAGGGATTCAAATATTTTCCTCTGTTCCTGCATAGACATTCCCGATATACTAGCCGCTGCCGTAAACTTCGCGTAATTCCCAGTAAGAGCATTTATCTCCAATCCATATTTTTTCGCCAAATCTAAAAGGTAACGCTGATTGTCTGCAAATTTGGACATTGACCCTGAAACATTCTTCAATGCGGTTGTTACCCTGTTTGTCTCTTTCGCCACCTCTATAAATCTAGTCACAAGATTGGACAATCCTATACCACCGACACCTAATGCAGCCGCAAAAGTCAGTATCTGAGCCTGCATGGCCTGAAATCCTGCCTTAACCTGATTGGTCCCCTTTCTGAAATTCTCCGTCAGAAAGTTAATTGCTATTGAAAATGATAATCTACCGGCCATATTAATTCCCCCTACTCTTCCAGTTTATTTTATTTATATCAAACAAATCACCATTAAGGAACTTCATCAACTGTTCTTCATTCTCACGCATTTCCTTTTCAGCCTTACGCCTCATCTCATCCGTTTCCCATGGGAATGGGTATAATACTTGTGGGGATGATACCTTTTTCCCATCTATATGAGGAAGTATTGATATATAGGTCCATAATCTGGCATTTTCCAGCTCTTCTTTGCGTTTTCTTTCGTAAGCTTCTATATATAATGGCAAATCACACAAATCCATTTCCTCCATCGCATAATGAGCGTCCAACCCACCCATTACCAACATGGATACTATCTCACCAATACTACACGATATCCCCCCTTCTGATTTCGTATCATCAGATGATTCAGTTCCTTGGAATTGAGCCATTATGCCCATTGCCCTATCAAGTCTTAACATCAGATCCTTAAAAATACCATCATTCTCCAATGCAGTTTTAAAGACCTCAAATGTATAAGGAGTGTTATCCACATTCATTACGTATAAAAAAGCATCGATATCTTCTTTTGATGAATAGTCCATCTGAGAGAAAGGCTTTTTCATCAATTGTTCCCATCTGATAATCATCCTCACGGTATATCTATGAAAAACAGCATTCTTTATCGGTTTTTTAGATGGAACCGGATGTTTTTCCTCTCGTAAACACCATCTTGTAAAAAAGAAGAGAATTATAATACAACTAACAGATATTATTACTAATTCCATATATTCTTATTTTAAAAAAGGCAGTCTGTATAACTGCCTTCTCTTATTACATTTTAATAATTACGCACCAACACCATCCTCTAACGGGCCCGTACCTTGAAGCGTTACAGAACTTGTACAGATCGCCCCATTATCAGCCTTCATTGATAGTGCGGTAATGATTGCATTGCCTTTGACATATTCCTCCCCTTTAGGGAAGTCGCCTTCTGCTTCTTCTGTTTTGGCGATTACAAACGGAATTGGAGTACGCTTCTTCATCAATTCCTTCAACGTAACAAACGACATATGCCCCGATTTTAAAGACAACATACTTTCGCTTGATACTGTATAACCTAACTGTCCTGTCAGGTATTCTTTCCAGTTACCCGACATCTTGTTGCTGGTATCAATTGTATCTGCACTAATATCAATGCCACACGATGTGCCAAAGGCTATCGGAACTATTTCTTTTGTACTTGGTTCTTTAGTGACTTCAACAAACAGCATTAACTTGTCACCGACAATCATGTCTTTACTTGAATCATACTTTTTTTCTGCCATAATATTTAAATTTTGATTATACCACTAACCAAAATTTTGTATGACAAAAACAGAAAAAAGGGATACTGAACTTAGTATCCCTTTGCTAATTATAAAGAACTGATCGAAAATTGAAGCACTTGAACGTACTTGTTATCAACATAATCCTCTGTAGAATCTTCCAAATGAATCGTCATTGTTGGATTTTTAAAACTTCCCTCCAAAGCTGAATATATCAAGGAAGCAATCTGGTTACTTCTGTCGTAGTTGTCACTGATCACACTAACATAGACGATAGGTATTTGACGGGCGACTCCCATTTTACTATACTCTTGCTGATATCCATCACGCTGATATACTATAAAATCACCATCTGTCCCATCCGGAGCCACTATAGGATAAATTTTCCTACCGATAAAAGTGCTGACATCCTTAGATTCCAAAAGTATTCCACGTATCTCCGTGGTTATTCCAAACATATTCATACTTATCTTCTTTCATTGATTCGCTGGATAGCCCTTTTTAAGCCATCATACAAAAATCGCTCCGCCTTGGCCTCCTCAGATTTACGGGCATCCGACCAAAAACTATTCCCAGGCATAATACCGGATGTGCCAGTAAGCGGATGTGGACGTTTTCTTGTTCCCATATCCACGAGATGAGCATGAGCTCCTGATTGTGTAAAACCGGACAGTGCACCTAACTTCCTTCTCTTTACTCTCGTAGTAAAAGAGCTTTCCAAATTTCCTGTAACCTTTCCACTTTTACGCATTCTTACACGGAGATTGGTTTTTCCCTTACGCATGAAAACAGAAGCAGCGGATCTTAGTCCACTACGGATTGCTTTATCCTTTTCAAAATCCTCCAGATTCCGAACTAGATAATGAATATTTTCTTGATCTATTACTTTTAGCTCCATAATCATGTATCTATTCTACCAAGAGTTAAAATCAAAGTGTTATCTCTTTGAGGATCTATCATTTTAATCTCATATACATTATTCATGTATACAACCCTTTGCGTATTCTTTATCACGGGATATGCTCTTACCTGAAAAACAACCGTTCTTCCAATAAACTGCTCCATAGCACTTACCCCATCCTTATCCACTACTAATGACATCTTTCTACGATATCCCTTGCAACGAAAGATTTCCTCATACTCCTTCACCACAAACCCGGTATCAGATTGATGCTCTCTCAACTCTTTAAATACCAATGTCTCATATAACAATCCAGCTCTCATAAACTATAATCCCTATACAGGGATAGCAAATATTTAACCCCTTGTTCCAATGGGCGGCTTTGGATGGTAATAACCTCTTCCCTGTATGCATAATACGCCCCTATTGATAAAAGTATAGCCTGCCGTATCGGTGCCGGGATAGACTTACCTCCACCGATAGAGGTAAGCTCTTCCACAGACACACATAATTCTTTAGCAACTTTCTCTTCCGCTACTTCTATCAGGGACTCAATGTATGCATCATCCCCATCGTAAGCATCCTCTATGTTTAAATGCTTTTTAGCCAAATCCAAAGTCACATACATACCCATATTATTTCAATGACGCAACAGTAAATGACTCTTTGCGGATCATCCCCATATTCCAGTAAGAGTTAACTACCAATCGGACCATGCCCTTTGTTGCCTGAGTGTATGGATCGACTGTCATATCAATAGCACCCCATTGACCTAAGAAATAATCGGCCCAATTCCCAAACACGATACCAAACTCATCCGTACCCTCCCCTAATTCTTTAGGAATATTATTAGTACGCAATGCACGATATCCGTTAATCATTCCCTGTCCGTCATTGCCAAAAATAAAGCCCCCTGCACCCGAAGCATCCTTTACTTTTGTCTTTGCCTTACCTACCAAGGACGGATTCATTATATATGCAAGATTACCAAACAAAGCGTTGTTCAAATCTGCACCAGTTTCCATCGCTACAATCTGAGCCCATGTCATATCGCCTTTGATCGTTTTGCTAATATTGGCTTCCTGAAACATCCCATCTGGCACATTATCCGCATGCACTTCCTTTCCAAACGCAGTCTGCTCAATTTTCTGCGCGATAGCTATTGCCATCAACTGACGGATAAGTCCTTCGACACTACGGTTCTCTTGAATCAGTAATTGTTTGGAAAGATCTACGTATGCCGTCAGACGTTTTGGAGTGAATAAATTTCCCTTTTTGAACGTTCCTGCACCATCCTTGGCCTCTGCATTTTCTCCTTCCCAAAATACATTTGTAGCGGAATGTTCTGGCCAATAGATGTTTCCAACCAGCCCGGTCATCATACGGACTCCCGCTTGAGACAATACGAGGTTGGATTCCAAGGGAAGAAGTAATTCTTGCTGCTCTTCATCAATTACTACCCCTGTAGTTTTTTCCGTGCCAGCCGTATATGCGGCACGCTTTGCATAGCTCATAGGAATGATCAACTCACCGCTATTTTCAGCCGTTGCCGCCACAGAACGATGAAGTTTTGTCGCTTCCTCGATAACAGCCGCCTCGCTATCCCTTTGCTCGGTTTTATTCATTTGCGCAAGGATGGCACGGCGAAGAGAAAACTGTTTATTCGTGGACTCCATGCGTCTTGCAGGTGCCTGACGATTTTCTGTTTCCTTCTCATCTATTTCCAGATTGATTTCCGCCATACGGGTTTGATTTCTTCCCAATTCTTCGTTCTCTTCGGCTGTGAACTGACGCTTTTCTCCCTTTGCCGCCTCAATGATTGATCTAGAACGACTTTGTAACTGTTTTTTTTCGTCCTTTAATTCTGTGATACTTTTTTCTTTTGCCATAAAATTAAATATTTAATGATTTCTCAATATTTTGATAATATTCTTCTGGTATGGTTGCCTTTTTACGCAATTCTTCTTCTGCAATATCTTTGCCGCGCATATAAACAGAAGTCTTGCTGTATGCGGCATTATATACAGGAGAAACATCATACAAATTCCCGATCTTAGAAACTGTACGCTTCCAAGTTCCATCGTTTTTTTTCTCCCATGTATCCTTTTCAACATCAAAACAGAAAGAACTGGCTGATATCTCCCCTCTTCTTATGTTTTCTAACAATTCATCACCTAACGCTGTCTTTGGGGCTTCAAAACGATATTTTAACCCTTTTTCATCCACATTTAAAGAAAGAGACCCACTTCCATTATTGCTTCTAGCCAAAATACCCCGGCTTTGGGAATGATTCAAAAGCGCAAAAACATCGCTCTTCTCTAATACACCGTCCAAAGCACCCCGTTCTATAACTTCTTCAAAATATAATCCGTCCGATGGCGTATTAAAAAGAATGGCATACCCCTCAACTGTACGTTTTTCTTCGCTTTCCCCGGTCACTTGAACCTGATAGGCTGTATTCCTTATCTCTCTTTTTTCGTCCATTTTTATACTCTTTTACCGACTAACCATTTTTTTGTATGACAAAAATTTATTTTTTATTCTTTGCCTACCGTTTTTCATTTATAACAGGATTTTCTTCAACTCTCTGCACAACCGCATTGCTTAATGTTTGCATATTAGACTGCACAAAGGCGTTATCTCCGCCTTCCAAACGCGAATATCCCAATTCGCGTCGCGTTTCATTTGGTGTTATACCAGCTATATAAGACATCTCTTTATAAAACGATGCCTGAGCCGCCTTATCAGTACGCAAGATGGCAGAAGTATCAAATTCTGCAATAATTCGTCCTCTTTCCGAAGGAAGAAATATTTTTCTATTAATTTCCTGTTCTATCTTCGTTATAACAGCCAATACCGTATCTGTCAAATACTGAAGCTGGGTAGCCTCAACCGTTGAATAGCTTGATTTGGACAAATCGAACACCTTTACAGGAGAAACAGAAAAGAAACGGCACATATCAACCACATTAAACATGCGGCTTTCAATAAATTGGCTATCTTTCGGGCTGATAGAGATAGGTTGATACTTCATATTCCCCTCTAATATGGCTATTCCATTTGGATGGCCATTCATAGGGTTGGTGCGTTCTTCCCACGTCTGATAAATCTGGTCCTTTTGTTTGCTGTCCAATCTGGCTCCTTCAACCGTCAATATACCGGCTACACTGGCTCCACTTTTGAAAAAACCTGCCGCGTGCTCTTCTGTAGACGTAGATATATCAATTGTCTGTCTGGCATGTTCCAAAGTAGAAACACCAATTATACCATCATAAGAAAAATTAAGTACGTGAAACATATCCCGCGGTTCTACAAGCTCCTTGAATCCTACCACCTGATAACGCTTCCGCATAATTCCCTTCTTATCCTGTATCCATACAATGCTTACCTGACCAGAAGGAATATAAATCAACTGTGTTACATTTAGATCCTTGTCTCTTTCAATATATGCATATCCGTTCCCTGTAAGCAATACTGAAGCCATAATCGTTTTAAAAAACACATACCGTGTCATATCCTCATTCGGCTCCATATCCAAAATGTAATAAGCCGGGTGGTTTTTAGCCTCCTTCTTAAAACCATCCTTATCCAGTTCGTAAGTCTTCAACGGCAATACAGCAACACTATCCGAAATCAAATCAACACAACGATACACTGTAGAAAGAAGCATAGGCTTGCTTCTGCTGGATAGTATCTGCCTTCCCCCGGTATAACTCCATGCAGTTACACGGGAAGTCTCCACTTTTGACGCTTTTCTAATTTCTAATCCAAAAACTTTCATTTGCTCGATTTTATCAGCTAACCTTTTTTTTGTCATACAAAAAGGTGTTTTATTCATCACGAACAAAACACCCCTCCCTGTAACAGTAATTATATTATGAATAAAGTTTTAAAGTGCCTTACATGGGTAATACATCAGGATGTCTCTGATAATATATCTTCGTCAACGCCTGCTTCAGTTCCTGATAGTTTTTGATGAAACCAAGCTCAATCCATTGGGCTATCTGTTGTTCCAACTCGTACATCTCACGTATCTTAGCCTCATCACCAATCTTATTACGCATTTCTGATTCATGTTTGCCATACACAATGATATTGAGTGATTTTGCTAAATCCTTAACCTTCTGCTTGAATACATCCTTCGGAAGTATAGAACAAACAGCCGCACACATTTTAGGATACGCATCACCGGCAAGATTCCTGTATTGAATCATCTCATCATATACGAAGCGTATTACCTTTACTTCAAAACGAGGATTAATCCACATTGCGAATTTTGTAAATAAGAAAGGATGCATCCATACCTCTTCTTTAGGTCTTCCAGCTTTACCTTTTTCTTTAACCTTACTTTTCTTAACTACTTGATTATCAATTTTAGGGCAATTTTGCCCTAAACCTACCTCATTAGCTTCTGCTATTAAGGCTTCAACAAACTTACATGTACTCACTGAATTTAAGAACACATCCATCTTGCGTTGTTCCTGTCCTGATAAGTTCCATTGCCGCAACAATTCTCCAGCATCGAAATATCCGTCTTTTGTTCTCTGACTAACTGTAAATTCACCCATTGGGCGAATCATGATTTGATTGGTCTTCATAATTTTTAAATTTGATTATACCACTAACCAAAATTTTGTATGACAAAAACAGAAAAAAAGAAGACTATTCTCACGAACCATCTTCTTTACATATTAATGAAAACAAACCAAATCTCATTATAAACCTTATAAATGTATGACAAACTAATAAAATTCTCCATATCTCGGAGACATCAGATAAACGCCTAACGCCTCAAGCATGGCTATCACCCCATCAATCTTCTTTTCTTCGAACTGCTTACTTGGCTTTGTATTTCCGTTCCTGTCCCTTGCCATAACCACATTCCTAAAACAATGGCGGTTTATCACATTATTATCAATTATCGCCTTTCCCGAAAGCATCAGGCGTTCCATTTCTTTTGTCGGTCGATTAAAATTACCTAAAGCCTGACTGAACTCCTGCATAGGCAATGCCTTCTCCTGTGCGTTTATCACAAACTGGGTTGCATTCCATGCATCATAGGCAATCTTTTGAATATAAACCCTATCCCTTATATCAAGTATATCGTTCAATATATAGTCGTAATCCGTCACATTACCCGGCGTGATTGTAATCAACCCCTTTCTTCTCCATTCCCCATAAAGCTCCTTGAATCTCTTTTCTTGCAAAGCCATTTCGGGAAGGTAATATTTCACTTTAAAATAATATTTTTCCGCCGTTGGGAACATGAATGCCGCACAAGTCAAGTCACTTGTACTGGAAAGGTCAATCCCCATATAACAATCCATATCCCTAAATTTTTCAAAATCCACATCTGAGGAAGAATCAAGTATATAATGTTCTGGAATCCATACCGTCTCAGCATCACACCACATATTTATATTCTTCGTTTTTATACCAACCTCTTCTGATGGAGAATTAATGGCTTTCTGAACCTGTTCACGTAAATATTTAGTTTTAACCGTAACACCTAAATTCGGATTACTTTTCCCCCACACAGCCTCATCTTTCCAATTATCACCTTCATCCAATGAATAAATCAAAGCAAATATCGTATCGTCTGTTTTCAATCCCTTAAGAATCTCAGTGCACATTTCCCGATACTGATAGCAAGGACCAAGTTTATCAAAACCTGCCGTAGTGATAATAATTCCCATTGGATCATCACGCATACCCTGTCCGGACTGAAGCACATCTTTCAAACCCGAATTCTTAGCTGCATGATACTCATCCAAAAGAAACATTGACGGATTGGGACCGTCCAGTTTTGAAGAATCAGCAGCCAGAACCTTCATAAAAGATAAAGTTCTATCAAAATTTATTTGGTCTCTAAATGATTCTAGATATTTGTGCTTCGGATCAAGACCAGATACAAAGTTACGACACATTGTAAAACTAACCTTCGCCTGATCCTTGGAATTAGCAGCTAGATAGACCTCTGCATTAGCCTCACCGTCTGCTATTAAATGATACAGGCAAAGAGCCGCAGCAAAAGCAGATTTCCCATTCTTCCTGGCCATTTCTATATAAACAAAAGATGTAAGACGGTTCCATGTCCCGTCTTCATCCTTTTTATAAAACCCATAAATATTAGCTACCGCAAATTCTTGCCACGGAAGCAAAACAAACGGCTTCCCAGCGTGCCTACCAGTATAATGCCTCAACAATGCAATAAATTCAATGGCGTAATCTACTCTTTCCTCCCTGAATTCAACATCATCCCTTTCAAACAAACTATAAAAACGCTCTACAGCCAGTTTGATATATTCTCCTACTAATACTTTCCCATCACGCACATCCGCGGCATACTGATAGTATTTCTTCATCGCTTAGATTTTGAACCCTTTCTGATAAATTCTTCCAAAGGAGATTCCTCATCATTGTCAGACTTCATCGCTTTTATAGTTCCTCGACTTTTTATAGTAAGACCGTATTCGGTCATTATCTTCATTACTTGCGCATAATTCTTGGTCGCTATGTTCTGAGCAGGATTAGCGGCCTTCTCATACTTGATCATTATTACGGGACCTTCCTCTAATAATAATTTGGTCGCTTGTAAATACATCTCATAACTCGTAGCCAACATCCTTAATGCACCAATATCTATATTCTGAATTGCCTTTCTCGCATTCAACTCCTTTACTACATCTTTCATAAATTTCTGTGTTTCCGATGAGAGATGCTCTGGCATTATAAATTTTACCATATTACTTTTTTTATAAAACCGTTATTTTGTCATACGTCATTTTTTAACTGTTAATATTTTAACAAATTCAAAATTTGAAAAAGTTCCGTGTGTGTGAGGAAGGGTCGGGCGAGGTTGGGAAGATCGTTTTCTAGAAAAAATCCCCCCCCTATCTTCTTCCTCGTCTTACTACATCCTCCTTTATCTCATTATTGTTGTGGATACGTTGATGACATCTCTTGCATAAGCTCATAAGGTTGTCATAATCGTATGCGAGTCTTTTCCTTTCATTTATATCATCTACTCCCATGAAAGATACAATATGATGTATATCTTCTGCCGGGACAGTATTGCCATCCTTTAAACACAATTCACATAAAGGATTATTAATCAATTTCCATTCACGCAATCTACGCCATCTCTCAGAATCATATATCTTTCTACGCTCCTGATTATACATATTATTCGTCTTGGGAATCATTTTCTTTACTTTTTCTATAGTCGGCATAAGGTATCTCTTTTAACAATTTATTATCATTTATAGTTTGAAATTCAATCATCTTAAAACGATAATGAAAGTATTCCACTAACTCCTTATCTGTATTAATAGCGGATGCTCTCTTATCTTGTGATACATAAAGGACTGTATCTTGAAATATATCTTCATAACTTTTTGAACAGAAACAGCCATAACTACGATACCCGCATAACTCTTTCAGCTTTGAATAATTACGCTCAATCATAGCCATAATCCTTTTATTAATCTTTCCTGTCTTTATTCTTCTCATTGTTGATTCTCCAATTTCCCGATTTATCAATCAGTTCCTCCACGCATCGCATTATCATACCTCTAACTATCACAGAAGTATTCGTCCCTGTAATATCAGATAATTCACTTAATAGCATAGATGTTCGGTCATCCACCCTAATTACTAATCTTCTATTTTTACCCATATTCTATACTATTTGAATTAAATAATTGCACCATCACATGTTTCAATCTAGACTTATCCCTCATGATTCACCTCCTTTAATCTTTTAATTAGTGCATCAGCGCAATTAACCGCATATTTAGCGATTGCATCAGAATTACCCCCACAGTCATCTGCTACAACAGCCTTAATAATATCTTTCGCTAATTCGTACCTACGTTGTTCCCAATCAATTACTAAATTCCCAACATTCAAAAAATCAAGTTCGCATTCTCTGAAAACCATATTATCGCACACATATAGGTTATCTCCGCTATGTTGCGCGTTGATATTTACTTTGGGAATTACATCTACCAAAACTCCTGTTGATTTTATTCTTGCTTTCATTATTCCTCCTTAATTATTCGCTCATTTATAATAAACTCTCCATGAATATCAATGGGAAGCATATTGGAAACACTCGCATGATAAGTCTTACCGTCCATTGCCTTACATAGTGGATGTATTTCTTTAGGCATAGGGGCAGCACATTTTTTACAATGTCTTATCATTTCAAAATGTCTGTTTTCCTTATTGCCACAACATTCACAATGAATTGGATAGTAAAAATAAGTACGTTCCAACTGGGTTTCTTTTCCACATATTTCGCATCTGCCCCATTCTATTGAATTACACATGATTGTTCCTCCTTCTCTGTTTTAATATCTGTTACTTTACCACGACTGACAAAACAGAAACAACCCATCACATTGCATAGATATGTTTCATGCCTCATCTCACACTCATCGCATTCCTTACGCAATGAACATTTACTGCAACCAAAATTTATAGTGAACGCATCAATCATTTCATGCAGCACTCCATCAATTATTATTCCGTTTTTTACTTCCATATTAATCTCCTTTCTCTTTAATCCGTTCCAGTACATCCTTGTTGGCTTCTAGTATATCATCAAAAGAAGGGATAGGCATCCACATGTCACACTCGTAGTCGTTCCAATCCTCAAATTCAAATCCTCCGTCTGTCGCAACGTATGGCGATCTCCCAGGTGAAACAACGATATAGCCACTAACAATCGCTCCATTTGATACCATTCTGCAAAGGACAAGCTTATTTGGCTCAGGCAACCGTTCCTTAACACTTATCCAAGGAGATTGCTTCGACTGCCATTCGGCACCAGAAATAAAGTCAACAATGCAGTATGGTTCACAATGAAGCTGCCTGTTTCTGCAATCATTGGAATATTTTTTTGCTGCTTCTTCTACTGTCTGTTTCATATCTTTTTTCATAATTCGTCAAACTCTTTTTGTAATTCTTTTATCTTACTATCCAAAGCATACATATAGCACTGAAGGAAATTCTTACCAAAAATTTCTTCCTTTAATGGTACATCATTGTGCATTCTGTTGTATGTAAATATCAATCCACCACCACATTTTATGTTAGAATTTTCAAGTGCCATCTTATGATCTTTGTATTCCTCTATTTTATTGTTGATTTCTATTGCTTTGTTGAATTTATCTTTATCCATATTTCTCCTTTCCATCTATCCTAGCAGCATATACATTGCTATTAGGAATAGATAATAAATTGTTGTTTTACTCATTTCTTTCTTTTGTTATTACATATTGCAATCTCCACACATATCCACAAGGGAATCAAATTCTTCTCGTGAGTATTCAAATCCATTGATTACGATTACCTCGTTACCATTTTGGTCAAAATAAACTCCATCATTCATTTCTAATCAAATATTAATCATCTTCAACGAAAGTGTTAGTCGTGTTTATCACACCAGCAGAATCAACGCTCTTACCATCCCGGATAAACACTTTTTCTCGCATTAACTCTTCATAGTCATATCGTGACATTCCGATTACACACACACACGACCATCAACATACAATTTACATTTCATTAATTCAGTTTCTTCTATCGGACCGATAACATCTATTTGAATTGTTCTTTTATTCATAATTCATTCCTTTCTATATCTTTTTGAATAATACATCTTATTGTTTCCATATCATCTTGATGTACTTTTACACATTGAACAAAATCTAAACCTTTTGCAATCCACAGCATTCCTGTGATATCTATCTGCGCATGCAGCAAAGAAAGTGCAGTTATGACAATCTCTTTTAAATTTTTTCTTTTTCTTTACTTTAGGATATTTCATTTCTATATCGCTTTTACTGCAAATTCTATCAATTTAACAAGAACCGTCACCGGATGCCCGTGAAACTCTTCAACTGGATCGCCACTATCTATGTTTACAATTACCCCCACGAGGCTATTACGCCCAAAGCCATCGGACTTCCCGGGATAAAGCATTATCCCCAATGATGTTCCGTTTCTATCGAAAATACTTGGAAGTAATTGAAGCAACCGTGTAGTGGAAAATGAGGCACAATAATCCTTTTGGCTCGCCAAAGTATTGTCTAATGAATACGCACCAGTAGGCAAATGATACGAAAGGTCACTCATCGACAATGGAATCCCGGAATTTATTAGAATCTCGGAATCCAGTGGTCCGGTACCCATAATCTTTCGAGTTATAGGAACCCGGCAATAACAAATACTGCCGCTTATACTTGGCCTTAGGACTTTGTCAACAGGTTTATCTATTATTTTCTTCATTACTATATCTTTTTGAATTATTTTTTTATAACTACCGCCATTGTACTAATAGAAGTGCCACTCTCTTTAAACTCGCCTGCGCTGATTTCAAACACTTCTCCATGTACTTCTTTCAGCCAGTTGCGGAAATCAATACATCTCTTTTCCGAAGCGAATTTCCAGTGTTGGCTGGTTATTGCTGCAAGTGTGCCGCCTTCTTCCAATCGATCATACATAAGCTTTACATGAGATATATCCTGATTACCGGAAAATGGAGGATTGGCAATAATCTTAGTGTAATGCCCTACACTGTCTTTCGTAAAATCTTCATCAAGCAGTATCACATTTTCCAACGAATGCAAAAACTCTCTGTTTTCCGGCATCAGTTCATAACATTCTACCGTTACAGAAGGACAAGCTCGATGAATGGCTTTAATGAGAGCACCGCGGCCGGCACTCGGTTCCAGTACCGTATCATTTTCATGTATTCCGCCGGCAAGCATAACCAGCCAGTCCGCCACCTCAGCCGGCGTTTCAAAAAACTGGTATTCCTGCTGAAGATTACAGCGCTTCCCTTCTTTAAGAATTGAGAACACCCTCTCCGGATTGAACGGGAATGTAAACCCTTGAGCCTTTCCACCCTGCCAAGATCCGCCGGCTTCTTCAATCCATTTCTTAGCCTCGGCATACGATTTCTTATTGAACTGCACATTGGGAAGTTTCAACAAACCGTTCTCCAAGGTACAATGCCGCAGTATCTCTTCAACGCTCCAGTTCTTCCCACTGTCAGCTGTACCTTTCTTGCTTTCTTTATTCTCCTCAATGCCTAACAGTCTGTGTAATGATTTTTGTACACCGATAGCAATGGAGGCATTGACTGACATCCACTCCAGTATGGCTGTCAGAAACTCGGTGTCTACATGTCCAGTCTCGTCATAAATGGTTTCCTTGTCAATCAGGGTCGGAAGCTGCTTAAATGGTTCAAGGCTACCATGTAACGTTTCGATTAAAATCTCTTTTTTGCTCGTCATAACTCTTTTGTAAATAAATTCTTGTTGTGTCTACACTCCCATGACCTAAAAGGTCAGCCAGTTGAATAACATCTTTGTTTTTTTTCAGGAACATTTTAGCGAAAAAATGACGAAAGGCGTGTGCGTGCATCTTCCTTGAATCAATACCGCAATGTTTTCCCCATGCTTTCAAGTGCTGGGAAAAGCCCCGCTGTGTGATCGGACCGAATCTCCCTACCGCAAAAATCCCGGTTTTACCATGTTCCTTAGCATAAGCCTTCGCTTCTTGCTGTAGCTGTTTTTGAAAGAAAAATCGACGGTACTTGTTACCCTTCCCTCTTAGTGTTACCTCCCCGGATATAATGTCTTCCCACGTGAACTGCTGGAATTCTGACAGACGGGCACCCGTTGTACCCAATACTTTGATAAAAAAGTAGTAATCCTTGTTGGATTTCGTTTTCAGAAAATCCAGTAAGCGGTTGTACTCCTCTTCTGTCGGGACATTGTTTACATCGAGCTTGCGCTTCATCTTAGGTCGCTTAAGCTCTATCGGTTTTTTAAGCCATTTAGAAAATTTTTCCAAAGCGGTGATACGTAGACGGATAGTCTGTGGGGATAATGATTTTTCTTCTAAAGTCCGTATAAACCGCTTGCAGTTTTCCATATTGATCTCATTCACATATTCAAAGTATTGCTTCAAGGATGTATAATAAATATCCACTGTATGTGGCGAATAATCATTGTTGTCGGTCAACCACACTATAAAATCATTCAACAGTTTTCTATTCTTCTCCGAAATGGCATCAAGTCTTTCTAACGTCTTTATTTTCTGCTCTCGGCGGTTATATCCGATTTTAAGGTGATGTAATAAATCACAAATGGCTTCACTCATCAATGGATAACGTGCCCCAATATTGGCATTTTCACGCTTATAAGCCAGATAGCTACGACGATTGACATCTTCGGCACTTTCAAGAAAATCCGTTACATATTTGATATATTTACCGATGGTATCATAAGTCCTTCTTGTTGTATATAAGTAGGAAATATAATCAGTTAATATCTTCTGTCTGTCACTATTCATGGTTATTTATTTCTTTTTTTTTGATTTAATCTTGATTGGATTGTTTTTGGTACCAGTACCCAACCATTTTAATTGGATGCCATGTATCCGGAGCCAATATTTAAATTCGGACGTGGTTGTCTGTTTCATATCTAACCAGTTTTGAGTGTTACTTTTTTTCGATGAAAGTATTGGTTGTATTCAACACTCCGGCTGAATCTCGACTTTTACCATCTCTTATGAAGATTCCTTCTTCTTTTAACCGTTCATAATCAAGTACATTCATCATGATAATGACAATGTTTTCATCTGTATATAGCTTACACTTCATAAATTGAGTACCTTCTATTTTCCCAATTACGTCTATTTGCATTGTTCTTTTTTTACTCATATCCATTCAGTTTTGAACCATTTTCCTGATGTCAGGTAAATGGTAATTATTACCAATTAAATTCTAATTGTATTATCAGTCAACTGTTAATCAACCTCCACTAACTCACCGTTTTCCAGTCTATACCATGTATCAGCCTTGACAACCTCACCATCGACTAATACAGCCTTCCAATCGACAATATCATACGTATCTCCTCTTTCCTCAGCTATGACCAAAATTGCACCTATTCCGCCTTTTACCTGAACATTGCTACCTCTTGCAACTGACAAACCATTAAATCCTGTTGAAGCCTTTCCTCTTGCCGTGGCAGCACCATAATTACCAGCCGTGGCAGCACCATAATTACCAGCCGTGGCAGCACCACTATCACCAGCCGTGGCAGCACCACTATCACCAGCCGTGGCAGCACCTCTATAACCAGCCGTGGCAGCACCATAATTACCAGCCGTGGCAGCACCTCTATCACCAGCCGTGGCAGCACCACTATCACCAGCCGTGGCAGCACCTCTATAACCAGCCGTGGCAGCACCACTATCACCAGCCGTGGCAGCACCTCTATAACCAGCCGTGGCAGCACCTCCATAACCAGCCGTGGCAGCACCACTATCACCAGCCGTGGCAGCACCATAATTACCAGCCGTGGCAGGTTTCCCCGGTTTCGCATTACACTCGTTAGTACACCGTTCCTTGACATAAGATACAGCTGCTTTCACAAGCCCCCTTATATCAAGCTCAGCACCTATTCTAATTTTTGAAGAGCAAACCTTGTCGCTTTCTGAATCGTCTATTTTACCGCTCTGTTCAACCTCACAAAACCTTGACCCGGCTGGCGTATAGTAACCAAAAACATCCAGAGGGTAAGGACATGCATGAAAACCTTTTTCACATGCCTTTATGTCGCCTGTTTCTTCATACTCCTTACCTACCTCATACTTAAATCCTCTACAAGATAAATCTTTATCAAATGCTTTATAAGCCTTTATTTTCTGTTCCATGATATTGTTTATTTTTCGTTATTTTGATATTTCGATAATTCCACGCCTCGCGCATTCCTCGAGTAAATCCATATCCTCCTTTTTTATCAGAGCGCCTGTCTTACGATTCACGCTCACATAAGGCTCAAACCCAAATCTCTTAGCCATCTTCTCTATCGTGGTACGACTCCATGTTTTCCATCTGATCACCACGGCTACTTTTGAACCTTCCATGCCTGTACACTGTTAAACCATTTTTTCTTTCCATCCTTATCTGTGTATTCCTTGGCGGAAACATTGAAGTATACTGTAACATCATCGCCAACACGAAGCGGTTCTTTTATCGGACCATCATTGCTAAACATGGTAAATGCCATTGATTTTCCAAATTGCGTCTGTTCGGTTATAAGATATTCCCTTATCTCGTAATCCGTTCCCTGACGGGTGGTTCCCGTTTTCACACCCAAATCCGCAGTGATTCTTCCTTTGATTTCGCACATCATAATATTTTCTCCTTTTTCTTTACTGCTTTCTTTAAGTCGTCCCGACTACCCTTCGGGCAGTATAAGACAAGTTGCCGAAAACTGTTAATTTTGAATCTTTTTATTATTAACCTGTTGATTTTCAGTTATTTAATAACGCCCCATAAGGTGCTTTTTCTTTTACTGTAATTAATTGACAATCAATTAGTTATATTTTTTAATAATTGGCGTAATTGAGGATGCTTGAAAACAGTTTAGTAATTTTTCCTTAAACTCCTGTTCCAACTCACCCGTTATTTCCGTGTATTTTTTCCGCTCCTCATTCCATGAGTTGGCGAACATCCGGATAGTCTCCCACTGTTTTTTCGTGAGCTTACCCTCCATATACATGGCTCTGTACCGTTCCTTGTATCTCGTGACACCAATCCTTTGAATCTCGCGGGCTTTCTCCAATTGGGATAGCTTGACACCTTTAGCAGGTATAATCTCCCGTTCAAACCGTATCTCTGACCAGTCCTTGTAAAAGATCCTAGCCATCTTGTTTAACGACACATTATCTATCAATTGAGGTAGCGGTACCGACTGATGCTTGTACACCGTTTCAATACGAAGAATATTGCTGCCTACCGTCCTTTTCTTCTCTTTTGCCTCGTAAGTCTTATCATAGATCTTCAATATCTTGCGGTAATACTTACTCTTCTCGGTCGTCTTCTGGCGATACTCCTGATAGTTGGCATCATTCCACAAGGTACGTTCCGCTATGCTGTCCACAAGTCTTATATACTCATCAGCCGGACGGATCATCTTCATTGTAACCCCTATCTCATAATAGGTCACTACTGCATTCTCCGCTTTTACGCACAACCTGAGCAACAGTTCTTCTATTGTCCTTACTGCCATTCGGAAGGTCATCGGGCGACTGTTGTCCAGTTTGCCCGATTTCCCCTTATGGTATAGCTTGCAGACCGAGCAACTGCACTTCAAGGTGTCACCCCTTATTTCGATGGTGCAGCCGTCAAAGTTGGAGTATGCAGATGACTTGTAGTAGATCTCATCATCTTCCGAACATTCCTTAAGGTAGTTCTTCAGGACTATAGTCTCTATGTCGTTCACATCTATCCTTGCCTTTATTGTTATTCGGTCAAACATTTTATCGTCAAATTTCGTTCTTTCAAAATCCGGTTCACTTCTCTCTTGTAATGGGCAATCAATGCCTCATACTCAAATGCGGTGTACTTCCTTGTTTCGTATTTCATGGACTCCAAAATCAATATCTGATTTTCGCCATACTTTCTCACAAGCCCTCTCCTATAGCCCTGTATGTTACCTTCATCGAAGCGGTTACAGCTACGGCATTGAGCGTTGCAATTCACCTCACTGTAACGGGTTGCCATGTGCTGGCGGTTGATGTAATGGCCACAGTCTGCCTGTGTGATAGGTTTTATTAAACCGCACGAGATACAGCGGAACACCGTAGTATTAGGTATCATATCCCTTAATCTGATATATTGGGAAAACACAGCATCCAGCTTCTTTTTCAAATTCGCCGTGCTGCTAGTTTTTGCCGGTTTCTTTTTGGATAACATTGGGCTTATATTTTATAATTTTGTTCAACTGTTCCGGATTACGGAATCTTATCGCATATCCGTGCCATTTCTGGGTACTGGATTTATACGGGTATTCTTGGTATTGTGCCGCAAACTCCTTTTCCGTCAATAGTGCTATATAAGCTTTCCATTCTTTCCCCTTGTCCCAAAATATGGTCAAATCCCCCAGTTCGGGAACCGTTTCCATTTCACCGGTAATATCCAACAGGAAATCCTTGTGAATCCTCTTAAATACCAATGTAATAAATTCATCAGATTCCATCTTTTGGTATATTTCGTATTTCGATAAATCCGGAAATCCATTCTTTTTCATATTCGTTTTTTTAATGGTTCCCGGATAGGCGGTCAAACCACACCGGGAGAATAATTGATATAGAATATAACATACAAGAGGACTTGCACCTCACGCTACCCTTTAATAGCGGCTTTGGTTAAGTAATTGATTAATAAAAACTTCCGTTTGAAGTTGTGGGAGCTACGGGAATTGAACCCGTGACCTATGGCTTTGCCGATCTGTATCATGGAAACATACACAAACAAAACAAAAACAGATTAATTACCCCTGACCGTTAACTGCCATCGCTCTGCCACTGAGCTAAGCCCCTATGTGCCGGATCACCTTCACAGGCTACACCGGCTAAAACCTAAACTAAAACCTATGTTTGACTTTGGTATGCTTCCGAAAACTCTTTCGGAACAAAGGCATATACCGGAATTACTCCCGATTCTTCTATCACTGCGTTAATATCTTTCCGCTTGAACGTGTTTCCTTTATCCACAGCTTCTTTCTCGTGCTTGTTCTGCTCCCGGCTCAGGAAATCGTTAATCAGCATTATAGCCCTTTCAGCGGTATAGGTATTCACTATAAAACTTTGGAAAATCTCATCCTTATTCTCATCGTCGCTAAATGAAACCCTCGCCTTAGTCTTGTAGAATTTTAATGTGTCAGGTTTGCTCTCATCATCCCCTTTTAATATTTGGTCCCTTTCCTCTCTTGAATACAACTCTTCGTCAAGCGCAAGCTTTGTCACGTCATCAAGCGGTTTCTTGAGCATTGTATCTACTATGATTATATGGTTCTCGTACTCCTTCACCATTGATACCTGATATCTTCCCGTATAATTCAACTCTACATAATCTTTCACGATTTCTAATGCATTATCTACCGAACTGGCGAGCATCAGGAATTTTTTTTTCTTATTCTCCACATCGACTTGCGCCATATATGGATAAATATATGTGTTCTTGAACTCGTAGGACATACGTTTCTGATTGCTTACCTCCACCTCACTTATTGAGCCCTCATTCATAAAAAACTGTATTCTTGACAATTCCTCAGCTTGTAACAGGGTTCCTCTTTCATAGATCAGCTCCTTACGCTCTATTGACATCACCTCACCTGAACTTTCGTCTAAAAAATCCTCTCTCCATGAGCGCTTCAAATCATAAACTAGGTACTTACCTTTCATCCGGCTGATATCCGATGTGATTTCCCTTACCTCGTTTTTTTTGGTCTCTACTGACTTCATAACTCTATTATTTTAATTGATAATCAATCGCCAAACTGTCCCAATGATTACGGTTGCTCATGTACTCGTCAACTAACCTGCTGTCGGATGGATTACCCAACTCTATTTTTAAAACCTGATACACGTTGTCCGGCATATTGTAGATCACAGATTCGTTATAGTCACATCGTCCGGCAATGCCTAGCAATAAAAGCAATGCCACAACCAATAATGTATACTTTGTTAACTTATTCATAATCAAACTCTTTTTCTTGTTCTTACCTTTATCGGATTATTCTTCGTTCCTGTACCGAACCATTCAAGACGATAACCTTTGATGCGAAGCCAATATTTAAATGTTCCTATGTCCATTTGCATAACTTTAATTCTAAATTGATAAATACTTCCCCTCTCTCGGACTGTGATTTGTCTTGATAGTCTGGTCTATCTCCTTCTGTAATCTTGCTATCTTAACCAGTTCTGCCGCCCACTTGATACGGTTCCTCTCAAAATCACCACATAGCATCGCTTGTGCGTAAAGATCAGCCTTTGCCTCGTGCGCATCCAGCTTTTCTTGTAAATCCTTTGGTATACGTTTCTTTCCTTGCCCCATATCTCACCTCCGTTTTTCTGTGAATAAGCTCAATGCCAGATCAGCATCAACCACAATCATTCGTCCTACTTGGCGGACAGCCTTCTTTATGACGCCCGACTTAAGGCGGTATGCAGTAGTTTCGGAACAATGAAACAGATCCATTATCCCTTTTATGCCGTATACCAAGTTCTGCCCCGTTTTGGCTGGAGCAACTATTTCATTCTTCGGAATCAAGCTGCCAAACAACTCCTTCAATTCGCCTACGGTTAAATCTATCAACCGGGTATCATCGCTTATTCGTCTTTCTAATGGTATCATACCTTCCCCTCCTTGATCCAGTTATAGATAGAATTCACACGCTTTATAAAATCCTTGTGGGAGGCATCACCTATCATAGCGGCAATTATCTCCCTCCTTATCTCGATATCACGCTCTCTAATTTGTGCGTCCTTTATTTTGTCCACACAGGGTTTTATCTCTTCTTTCAACCGTGAGGCTGAACAGGATACACTTATTGGATTATTATTCAGCACTTCGATCATATAGCGCGCTATACCTATAGCATTCATCTTCTCAATATACCGTATATCAAGATCAAACTTAATCCCGTAGCACATATCATCATCATCAAGCGTAATCCCATGTTTACCCTCGTTGGTTTCGTCAATTGTTAACACCAATCTCTTTTTCATATCCTCTAAAAGCAAAAGCCCTTGCCGTTCTCAATCTAGTGTGGTGTTGATTGGTACTAAGCAAGAGCTTTATTTTGATATCCTAAATAACTTACGGTAAACACCACTAAACCGTATCGTCTAATTTTTAATTCATTTGTAGGATATTAAAATGGAAGTCACTATATTTGCCGCTGGAACAATTTTGGTGCGAACAAAATCACGGTTTATGTCGTGACAGCCATTTTTATATCCGTTTGCAACCGTTTTTTTATTGGTTACGGATGCAAAGATAAACGGTTTACCATTCAATAACAAGCTAAACCGTTTAAAAATACAAGTTAGACCGTTATTTAGAAAATGTTTTAAATAATATATTATGGAAACAACTGTAAATGAAAGAATTGCTCAAATTATATCTCAATGTGGATATAAAAGTAAAAGATCTTTTGCAGAAAAGATAGGCGTTGCACAGACATCACTTAACGATATATTAAGAGGTGCAGAGCCAAAATATTCAACATTATATAAAATTTTGGAAGCTGAACCGCTCATTTCCGCCGAATGGCTACTCCGTGGAAAAGGAGAAATGCTTATAGCCTCATCGCCAAATGAGAAAAAGGAGGAAGAAGCCCATGCAGAAAGCCTCTTCCGAAACGTATTGGTTGAATTTATGAGTATGGTTAACAAGAGGCTGAAAAGTATAGACAATAATACTCAATCGTCAGTAGACAAGTTAGAGGGAATTACAGACCTACTTACAGAATTAAGAAAAACAGCTTAATTTATATAATAATTAAACAAAACGTACACGTTTAGTGTTTGATTGATACTAATACCTAAATGATGAACGTATTTATAGACAAGCTGGAAAGGTTGATGAATGAATTCAAAAATGAATCAGTCAACCCAAATGAAGACGAAGCCAAAAGGCAAAGTCTTATTCTTATTATATGCAATGGTCATAAAACCCCTAGGAAACATTTCAATTTAAAAGAATATAATCAAAATATCAACTATGAATAACGCTAACTTTATCGCTATTGATTTTGAAACTGCTACCCCGAAAAGAATGCCTTGCCAAATTGGGTTAGTTGTAGTTAAAGAAGGAGTTATCGTAAAAAAAATCAATGAATTGATACAGCCTCCCCAAAATAAATATTCGGTGTCATGTACTAAAGTTCATGGTATCACTCCTGAACATACCTTAAATTCACCTACATTTGACATTTTATGGGATAAAATTAAGCCCTATTTTGATAAAAACTTTATCGTAGCGCACAACATTGATTTTGATTATGATGTACTCGAAAAAGCATTATCTTATTATAATATACAACACCCCATTATAATGGGGTGTGCATGCACTTATCAGCTTTCGGAAACAAACCTCGAGGAAGCATGTTATATAAATAATATTCCGCTACCGTCTCATCATGATGCTGCCTGCGATGCAGAAGCTTGCGCACGTTTGTTTTTAAAGTATCTTGACGGTGAATTATATGCAATTGACAGATCATCCATGCCAAAACAAGCAGAAGAACAAACAGAGGAGCAAAAAGCATATAACGAATTCTATTCCAATTTTATCCAAGAACATACACCCCTAACGGGTGATATATTGAAAAAAGATTTATCTAACGCTGACCCTAACAATCCTTTTTATGATAAAAAGATTGTCATTACAGGAGTATTTACCCAAGAACGAAGTGACCTTGCACTTACTTTAAAGAATATGGGAGCTGATATAAATACTTCCATTTCAAAAAAAACTGATTTTGTCTTGATTGGAGATGAACCGGGATATAGAAAGATAGAAAAACTAGACGAATTAGAACGGAACGGATGTAAAATAACAAGGCTTTACCAAAAAGATTTAGATAAAGTATTAGCAGGTGAATGGGATGAATACACCAAGAACCTCCAAATTAAAAGCAATAACAGATGAACGATTCTCAAACACTTTTCGATTTTGATTCAAAGGATATATTATCAGGGGTGAGAGTTTATTTTTGCGGCAAATTCTCACAAAAGACATCCATTCTTGCAGATAAGATGGAAGCAAGAGGAGCTATAACCCGTAGTATCACCGCCAACAAACCTACCCTCCTTGGCTTGTCAAAGGAAACATGCGTCATAGTTAAAGGTAAAAACGTTCCCGAAAAGGATATTGCCAAGATACTAACTCTTACTCATGACGGATATCATATACCCGTTATTTCGGAAGCAGATATTGATGATATACTTAATGGGGTAAAACCGTCCAATTTCCCCGCCCCTATAAAGTCCGTTGATATAAACTTTGATTTCCTATTCAACAGCATAGTACCCAAAATCATTCATTTTAACTTTTATGGTTATACACATCCTGTCGGCCAAAAGAACATATTTTTGCATAATATCCGTGGCGATAATTTCTTACTAGAACAAAGCCTAGGGAATATAGGTGCTTATTCCTGCTCCTCCTTTGACCCGTATGATGTAGATTATTGCTGGCTTAAAAAAGATACCATAGACTTGCTTAGAGATGGTGAAAAAGATGATTTTATAAAGATTATAACTGATTCTTATAATTCATCGTCAAATACAAAATTTACATATAAATTTATCATAGAATCCGAAGCTATCTATTGGATGGTTTATCGGGCTAAAGAAATAGGAGATGAAGTATCATTAGAATATATAACTAGATATCTTGAAAGCATATATTAAAATAAGCACCAGCATATATGCGCATATAAATAATTTCACCTATGTTTTTATAATGGGCAATGATGCTAGTAAAGCAGCATCCGCTAAACGAAATAATAAGTACAATTTAGACAGCTTTATAAATTAGCTTATGATTGTTTATCCGATTATTTTTTTCGTTAGCTTTGCAACAAAAAATAATATAATCTGTTCTCATAAAATCATAAATATATCACAGAATCATGGATGCTCATTCTTTTGAAGCTCAGTATAGTGACGGTAAGACTAAAATAAGTCTTAATGTGGGGGTTTATATCTTCCAAGAGGATAATGTCTATATATCGTATTGCCCGGCTTTGGACTTGTCCGGCTATGGGGAAACTGAAAATGCTGCAAAGACTTCATTTGGGCAAACTTTGGGTATGTATATAGAATATTGTTTACATAAAAATACCTTAGTGAAGGATTTGCAAAAGCACGGATGGAAAATAAAAAGTATGAAGCAAAAGAGGATAAAGGCTCCTGATATTAATACAATGATGTCGATGAATCCTGAATTCAGGGAAATTATTGAGAACAAAGATTATGTAAAATACTCGGAGAGCGTTAATATACCATCTTTTGCATGAATACACAGAAATTAAGCAATGTTCCATTGTCTGACTTTCGTGATTTTTTGGAGAAGGTTGGATGCAAGAAAATATCTACAGAAGGAGGTCACGAGAAATGGACACGAAGAGATTTGCTCCGTCCTATAATATTGCAGACACATATATCTCCTGTACCTGAATTTATTATAAAAAATGCTTTGCGTATATTAGGATTGACTAAAAAAGATTTTTTTGAAATATATTTTGATGTTCGTTAAGCATTCGTTTTTTATTAGAATCGGATATAGAATTTTAAAAAAAGGAGGTGAACATGGATATGTTATCTTTAACTTATACCATCGGATGCGTGATAATAGGTGGTCTCTTGATATGGTTTAAAACACCAGCAGGAAAAGAATGGCTGAAAAACTTATAACAAGAAAGGCAGGGAAATATAAACCCTGCCATATTTTTTCACACTAAACTTAAAACTTATGAACATCAAACGAAACTGCATCTTTCTTCTGGACAAGGAGAAAGACAAACCTGACTCCAAGCTCCGCTACAGGATCAAGTGGGACGGGAATACCGTAGCCTTTAACGTGGGTTACCGAGTGGACAATAACAAATGGGTAGCCGAAGCCCAAAGATGCAAACCAAACACTACCCATGGAAAGAAAAAGATCTCGGCAGCAACTATCAATTCGGAGATAAACCGTCTTGAAGAAATCGTCAACGACACCTTCTTCTTCTTCGAGCAGACAGGACACACGCCCACGTCTTCCGAATTCCGGGATGAAGTGAACAGAAGGAATGGAAAGATCGTAGAAAAGGAGGAAAAAACAATCTTCGATTACTACCAACAATTCATTACTGAACAAGGTAAGGAAAACAGTTGGTCAGAGAACACATACAAGAGACACAAGACCACAATGAACCATCTAAAGAAGTTTGCACCCGATCTTACTTTCGCGGACCTTACCCATGAAGGACTATCCCGTCTTGTGGATTACTTTATGAGCATAGAAGTGGACAATGAAACCGGGATGAAGAATTACACGGCAAAGAAGTATATCAATCTGGCAAAATGGTTCTTGAAATGGGCATCAGAAAAAGGGTACAACAAAGAACTTGCATTCGTCACTTTCAAGGAGAAGCTAAAGACCATTCCGGCAAAAGTGATATTTCTTGAATGGAATGAACTCATGAGTGTATATAATGCCACATTCCCGAACGAGCCTCATCTCGAACTAGCGAAGGATGTGTTCTGTTTCCAATGCTTCACCTCGCTACGCTATTCTGATGTAAAAAACCTCAAGAAAGCCGACATCTACGACGGATATATTACCATCACTACCATTAAGACAGACGAGCCGTTAAAAATCGAACTGAACAAATATTCTAAGGCCATACTGGAGAAATACAAGGGCATAGAAGGAATATACGCGCTGCCTGTGCCGGTCAACCAAAGGATGAACAAATACATCAAAGAAATATGCAAAGCCTGTGAGATTAACGAGCCTATATGCAGAACATATTATAAGGGAGCAGAAAGGATAGACGAAATTCATCCCAAATACGAACTGATAGGAACCCATTGCGGCAGAAAGACCTTTATCTGCAACGCACTCATGCTGGGCATAGCCCCCAATATCGTAATGAAATGGACAGGTCACAGGGACTACAAGTCCATGAAACCATATATCGACATAGCTGATAAGGCAAAAGAAGAAGCCATGAACCTTTTTAACCGTTAGTCCCTTAATTAGTCCCTTTTTCTTTAAAAGCACTGATTTTCAGTTCCATTTGTACACCCGATGAGAATCGAACTCATATCGTCGGAACCGGAATCCGGTATTCTATCCATTGAACTACGGGTGCGTCTGAAACTTGGACGTGCAAAAGTACAAAATATATTGTCTTTATCCTAATAATTTGGGATATTTATCTATCAAAATAATATTTTGCTCATTAATTTAAGTATAAAACAATCAATTTGATTATATTTTCGGCTAAACATATAACAATATCACAAATAATTTCTATATTTGCAAGCAATTAAAACAACTAGATCTATTTTACAATGAGTTACCTAATTAAACCAGCTAACTATAAAGCCTTGCTTGATTTAAAACAAACAGAGTTAGGCATTAAGCAAATAAAAGAGTTCTTTCAACAGAACCTGTCGTCAGAATTACGTCTGCGCCGTGTCACCGCCCCGCTATTTGTATTGAAGGGAATGGGTATCAATGATGACTTGAGCGGAACCGAACGGGCGGTATCTTTCCCTATTAAAGACTTGGGAGACGCACAGGCCGAAGTTGTCCATTCACTGGCAAAATGGAAAAGGCTGACTTTGGCCGATTACAATATAGAGCCGGGTTATGGCATCTATACAGACATGAACGCCATCCGGGCTGACGAGGAATTAGGTAATCTCCACTCGCTATATGTAGACCAGTGGGACTGGGAGCGTGTAATTACCAAAGAACAACGCACGGTTGATTTCCTGAAACAAATAGTAACCCGTATTTATGCAGCCATGCGCCGCACAGAATATATGGTATGTGAAATGTACCCGCAGATCAAACCCTTCCTGCCACATGACATTCATTTCATCCACTCGGAAGAGCTTTGCCAGATGTATCCCGACAGGAGTCCGAAAGAACGTGAACATGCCATCTCACAAAAATACGGTGCGGTATTTATTATAGGTATAGGCTGCAAACTGAGTGACGGTAAAGAACATGACTTGCGCGCACCTGACTATGACGACTATACCACAATCAACCCGGAAACCGGACTTCCCGGTCTGAATGGCGACCTGTTAGTTTGGGACAAAGTACTGGACCGTTCCGTCGAACTTTCCTCTATGGGTATCCGTGTAGACAAAGAAGCGCTGCTCCGCCAACTGACACTCAGCGGACAGGAAAAACGTAAAGAACTGTATTTCCACAAACGCCTGCTAAATGAAACTCTTCCTTTGTGTATCGGCGGTGGTATAGGACAGTCACGACTCTGTATGCTTTATTTACAGAAAGCCCACATAGGTGAAATCCAAGCCAGTATATGGCCCGAAGATATGAGAAAAGAATGCGCCCAACTGGGTATGCAACTTATTTGA